CCCATGGCGCTGTTGCGCGCCAACAGCTGCGCCATCGCCAGCGCCTGCCGTCCGCGGCGAATCGCCGCCCGCTCGCTCATTCCCATTGCCAGGCTGATCTCCCAGAATGTCTGGCCTGCCAGCCGCCGTTCCATCACCTCCTGCAGCACCGGCCAGGGCTGCAGCATCTGCAGTACCTGATCCAACTCCCTGTTGCTGGCGGTTGGCTGCGGATCATCTGCAGGGGCCGCCACGGTGCTCAACCAGGTGTCGCCATCCTCATCACCCATCACCACATCGAGAGAGCGCAGCTGGTAGACGGCCGCCGCCTGGCGCAGGATTACCAGATCACCGGGCCGCTGCACGCCGGTGATGCCTGCTGCCAGTTGCTCGGCATCGGTGGGAGGCCTCCCCTCTTCCGCACTGAAGGCCTCGCACCACTTCCGCAGCCCGTGCATCGCCTGGGATCGTTTCGTGGGGATATGGATGGCTCCAGAGCCATGTACCAGCCGCGTCATGCTTTGCCGGATCCACAGCACCGCATAGGTGGAGAAGGCATAGCCCAGGGCCGGATCAAACAGCTCCGCCGCCCTGCATAGCCCGATCGCACCCTCCTGGATCAGATCCTGCAGCTCCAGCGCCGGCGTGGAGCTCACCGAAAATGAGCGGGCCTGGTCCGCCACCAGCAGCATGTTTCTGCTGATCAACTGCTCCCGCGCCCGCTCCCCAGCCCGCCGCAGCCGCTTCGGGGGTTCGGTGATGCCCTGCTGTTGCTCCTCGAGCGATGGCTCCCAGTCCAGCCAGGCGCGAATCTTCCGGCCCAGCAGCACCTGCTCCTCCCTGGTGGGGATCGGCAGCCGCCCGTAGGCCTTCATCATCGCGTCCAGCGGCGAGCTCACCGGGATAGGTCGGATGTTCTACCAGCCTATGGGTTGTAACATCCCCAGCCAAGGTTGTCCCTGTGTGATAAGGCCTACCCTGGCCCTGTGCGCATCGGCCCGTGGCGATCGGTTTCCTGCAGTCGAATGATCCCGGCGGCGGGTATCGCCTTGATGGTGCGCTCATCAATGTGCTCACCGGCCTGGGCACCGCCAAGGACCGCAACGAGGCAATCGGCGTCAAGCGCTCGCGCATCCTCACAGAAAGGGCCATTGATGCCCTCTACGAACAGAGCTGGCTGATCCGCCGCATCGTCGAAAAGCTCCCCCAGCAGGGCACCCGCAGCGGCTGGGATTTGAGCGTGGGGGATGAAACCTCCAGCCGCATGAAAAAGCAGCTCGATGATGTGGTCGGCTGGAGCGAGAAGCTGCACCTCCGCCAGGCCCTGGCCCAGGCCGCCACCTACAGCCGCCTCTACGGCGGCGGCGCGATCATCGTGATTGCCGACGACCGCACGCCGATCGATCAGCCGCTGAATCTCAAGCGGCTGCGCACCATCCATGGCCTCTACCCGATCGATCGCTGGCGCCTCTACCCCGCTGCCGGCTGGTCAGGGATCGGGGAACCGGAGCGCTACTGGTTCTGGACCCAGGCCGATCGCGACCTCCAGAAGCTGAACGAGCAGGCCGGTGCCAAGCAAGTCACCAGCGCCGGCCTCGGCCTCACCGATGCCACCCAGATCGACATCCACAGCAGCCGGGTGATCCGCATCGAGGGCATGCCCTGCTCCTGGCGCTCGCAGCAGGAGCGGCAGTGGTGGGGCGTCTCGGTGGTGGATCTGATCTGGGACGTGTTCAAGCGCTACGAGACCGGCCAGCAGAGCGCCGCCGACATCCTGCACGACTTCGACCTGGTGGTGCACAAGCTGCCGGGCCTCTCCAACATGCTCGCCGCCGGTGGCGAAGACAAGCTGCGCGCGCGACTGCAGGCCAATGCCCTGGCCCGCTCCACCATCGGCGCCTACCTGCTGAACGACAACGAGGAGCTGACCAACCTCAACCGCTCGGCCGCCGGTATCGCCGACATCCTCACCAGCCTGAAATCCGAGATCACCGGCGCCAGCGGCCTGCCCCACACCCTGCTATGGGGCGAGAGCCCTTCGGGCCTCGGCGCCGATGGCCGCAGCGAACAGGCGGCCTTCGGAAACGAGGTGGCCGACTGGCAGGCCCAGCACCTCAAAGAACCCCTCCAGCACATCTACGAGCTGGTGATGGCCTGCTCTGATGGCCCCTGGAAGGGCAAGGCCCTGCCCGCCGACTGGGAGATCACCTTTCGGCCCACCTACACCCCCACCGAGGACGAACAGGCCGAGCTGCGCCAGAAGGTGGCCGGGGCCGACAGCCAATACATCCAGGCCCGCGTACTGCAGCCCAACGAGGTGGCGCTCGCGAGGTTCGGGAAGCCCCGCTTCTCCCTGGACACCACCCTGTTGAACCGCGAGGCGGATGGTTCCATTCCCCAGCCGGAGCAGGATGACCCGGTGGAGTTTGGCGGCACGCTCGAGGGCGATCCAGCCGCGGCCCCGCCCGGGGAGGCTCAGGCCGCCGGCGATGAGGCGGCCCTGGAGGGCGCCGCGCCGCCCGAGACCCCGCCCCGCACCGATGCCGACGATGAGCAGACGGATCACAGGATCCGGCTCCGCACAGTGAATTGCAGGTTGCCTGTCCGTGCGGACGACGAACCCTGGTGCGACGATTGCGAAGAACGGGCCCAGGCCCTGGCCGAGCAGATCACCGAGCACCGCGGCCGCCGCAAGCGCCGCCGGGATGAGGAGCCCCGCAACGATGCCACCGGCCAGGTGCATCAGATCCTCGGTGTGAGCGTGCGGATGGATGGCCCGGGCATCGGCCGCCTGCAGGGCCCCTACGGCCAGACCCTCCCCTACCCCGTGGCGGTGGGGCCGGATTTGAGCGGCGCCTGGGAGGTGTTCGAGCCCTCCACCGGCGCCTACTTGCTGGCCCTAGGCCACCAGCACCAGCGGGGGATCCGTGATGCCATCGGCGCCAATGCCACCATCCGCCGAATCGATGGCGTCGACCTGGTGGCGATGGGCGCTGTATGTGATGCCTACGTTTCAGTGCATGGAGCAGAGAAATGAACCTGGCTGACAGCCTGCAGCAGCGAATTGACGCCCTCAAACGGCAGTGCCGCACGGGCTACAGCTGCGGGAGCACCTGCATCTCCCTGCGGAAGGAATGCCGCACCAGCCCGGGGTCGGCGATCGGGAAGGAACGCCTCAAGCGCCTGCTGGCCCTGGCGGCCGGGGGCGCCTCCAGCCAGCGCGGCATTGCCCCGGTGAAGGCCAAGGAGGCCGGTGAGCTTGCCGAGGGTATCGCCACCCGCCGGGGGGAGAAAGCGGGCCAGCTGCGGGGGGTACGCCAGCAGGCCGCGGCAGAGAAGGCCCAAGCGGCACAGGCGGCAGAGGCCGCGGCCAAGGCCGCCGCACAGGCCCGCCAGCCACGCCCAAGCGCCGGCGATCGCCCCATGGCGCCGGCCGGCACCCCCCGGGGTGAGGCCGATCGGGCCGCCAAGGCAGCGGATCCGGACTACGAGTTCGCCAGGCCGTCAACTGTGGGGAATGTCGGGGAAGACCTGAAGGGCTCCGCTCGGCACAAGGCCAACCAGTGGCGAACACTGGCGGAAGCAGAAGCCGATGGCACGGCCGCGGCCATGGTCACCCGAGACAAGCTGCTCAAAGCCGAGCCGCTCGACCTGACGGAAGGCCTCACCAACGCCAACTACCTCACCCGCCTGGCGGGCCACTTGGCGCTGAAGTCGTTCCCGGCCCAGCCCTACACCGACAAGGCGTTTGCGGCCTACGAACGGGGCAGCTATCCGGGCAAGAAATCCCCGGCCGAGATGCGGGAGCTCTACTACAACCACCTGCAGGAGGTGAAGGGCATCATCGACAAGCGGCGGGACGATGCCGACCCCCGCGACATGCTGGCGGAAATCTCCCGGGCCACCGTCGACCGGATCGCCGCCATCAGGGGTGATCGGACCAAGAACACCGCTGACCCGTTCAACCCCCTGGCCAACTCCTTGGTGGATCTCACCAACAAGGCCAGCAGAGGCAGCTACTCCAAAACGTCAGTTACCGGGCAGATCAACACCCTGGGGGTCCGCCTCAAAAAGGCCAACGACGGGAAGAGCACCGCTGAGCTGGCGGATGTGATGCGCAACGCCACACAGGAGATCCTGGGAGGGGCCTCGATTGACAAGGTCACCGGGGTGCAGCGCGGCGGGCCGACCATCAACGCCGCCGACCTCTACGTGAAGAGGGCGGTCCGCACTGGCGGCCGCGCCCTGGGTGTCGATGACACGCCGGCCGGGTCCACCACGGTGCTCGCCAACCGAATGGGAATGCGGGGCCTGCAGTTCGGCAACAGCGTCACCGATGAAGAAAGGGCCCACCACCTGCGCAAGACCGCCGAGGCCCTGGTCGACCTGGCGGACGTGACGGGGCTCCCAGATCGGGCCATCTCGCTGGACGGCCAGCTGGGCCTGGCCTTCGGAGCCAGAGGTAAGGGTCGGGCCGCGGCACACTACGAGCCGGGGACAAAGGTGATCAACATCACCCGGAAGAACGGTGTTGGCACCCTGGCCCATGAATGGGGGCACGCCCTCGATGACTACATCGGGGCGCGATCTCCGAGGGGCCAATTTTTCGCGAAGACCGGCGACACCTACCTGAGCGAGCAGACCAGCCCCAGGTTCTGGGATGGCACCAGAGGCCACGCCAGCCAAGAGGATGATCCTGTCTGGAAAGCCATGGATGGGGTCCGCAATGCCATCAAGGACACCGACTATTCCCAGACCCTCAGGGAAGGGCTGCGGGAATACGGCATCACCCCACAGAAAAGCAAAGGCCAGTGGAACTATTGGACCTCAGGCCGTGAGGTGTTTGCCCGCACCTTCGAGCGGTACGTGCAGCACAAGCTGAAGACCAAGGGGCAGGAGAACACCTACCTCTCCGGCCTGGGCGGTGAGAGCCCCCTGTGGCCCAACAAGGAGCAGATCGCGAAGATGGCCCCCGCATTGGATGAGCTGATGAAGGCCGTGGGCACCAACACCTTCGGCAGCATGAAGCGCCGCACCGACAGCCGTGAGCAGCGAATCCAGCGGCTGATCCGTGAGGCGATGGCCACGCAGCGCATCGATGCCGTGAAGCGGCAGTGCCGCACGGGCTACAGCTGCGGCGCCAGCTGCATTGCGATGGGCAAGGTCTGCCGCAAGACCCCCAGCGGCGCCAATCAGCAGAAGATGACGCGGATCCTCGCCCTGGCGGCTGGCAAGGAAGGCGGCCCTGCTGTCAGCGGTGACGCCAGGGCCAAGGAGGCCCCCTCCAGCAGGGGAGGAAGTGAGAAGGCATCGGAGGGCCAAGGGAAGGGCCCCGCCAGCACGGCCAAGCCCATGACCATCAGGGAGATGCGATCGGCGGTTTTCAAGTCGTTCAACGTGAAGAGCACGGCCGCCCTGATGGCCAACAAGAACTTTCAGCAGTCGGTGGTGGGTGACAAGCCCCGCACCCTCAAGGGCAAGAACGCCGAGGAGGAGTGGCGCCAGCTCTACCGCCGGTTCGTCTCGGTCCCAAGGGATGAGCGCGGTCTCAAGGACGGCGGCAGCGTGATCAACGGGGTGGACATCCTGAAGAACTTCCGCCCCTGGGTGGCCTTCGGCCTAGATCCGAAAAAGGCCACCAAAGCCGACGTGGACAAGGCCTTCCGCAAGCTGGCCATGAAGCACCACCCGGATGCCGGCGGTGATCGGAAGGTGTTCGAGAAGCTCGTCAGCATGAAGAACAGCGTGAAGGCTCTGATGGATTCCGCCCTCGAGGCCCGCCTGGATGCCCTGCGGGCGCGCTTCTCTCCCCTGAATGGCTGACCGGTCCCTGGAGCTGCTCGAGGAGCTCGACCAGCAGTTGCGGGGCCTGGAGGATCGGCAGCTTCGCAAGCTGCGCGGGATCTTCGATGAGGCCCTGCGCCGCACCATCCGAAGCATCACCGATCGCCTGGAGCGGATCGCGGAGCAGCCCGAGTACGACCCGGCCACCACCCCCGGCGCATTCCTCGGCAGCACCCCCGGCGGCCCGGTGCCCATCACCCCCCTGCAGAAAAACCAGGCCAGCCTCTACCTACAGGGCCAGCTCGCCCAGGACCTGCAGGCGATCATCAACCGCTTCCCGGCCGCCCGGGCCGCCAACACAGCCCTCAACCGTGAGCTCACGGAGCTCTACAACAAGGCCCAGGACCTGGGGACCGAGTACGCCCTCGAGCTCTCGCGCGACATGCTCCCCCCGGCCGCCGTGCTCTCCGGCCGGCACCCGGCCCTGCAGGACCCCCAGCTGCCGCCCGCCGCCCCTCCGGCCCCCACCGATGCGCCCGCCCCGGGCAGCCCCTACCAGGAGGGCCAGAGTTTCACCAGGCTGCTCAACATGGGCGCCACCATCGCCGCGGCCGAGCGCGACTTCCAGAGCCTCAGCGCCAACTACCGGCGCCAGCGCAACACTGCCACCGATGAGCGGGTGCGCGCCTCGAAGGACTACTTCTTCCGCTGGTGGCGTGACTGGGGCGACACGGTGCAGTTCGAGACCGCCACCCAGTTGGCCACCGGCGTGGACAGCCGCACGCTGGCCCGCACCCTCAAGGCCCGCCTGCCCCACATCAACGACGCCTTCCGCAACCGGGCCGAGACCGTGGCACGCACCGAAACCCACATCGCCGCCGGCGAGGCCCGCGAGCGCACTTTCCGCCGTGTTGGGGCCGGCTTTGTGCGGTGGGTCGCCACGGCCGACGATCGGGTCTGTGAGTGGTGTGCGCCCCGCATGGGATGCCTCTACTACGCCGGCAGCGTGAAGACCCCCGCGCACCCGAACTGCCGTTGCGCCCTGTCCCCGATCACCCTCGAGGCCCTGGTGATCCAGAACGAGCTGGCCAGCGGCCGCGGCGAGCGATGGGAGGCGCAGCAGCAGGCCCTGGCCGCGGCGACGCGGCAGAAGTACGACCAGGCCAGCAGCAGGCCCTGGCGGCCGATCGGCGGCACCGGTGAGCCCCGCGGCCCGGGCGACTTCCCGCTGATGGAGCGCACCGCCCTGCCGGCCACCACACCCCGGCCGAACCAGGCCAACAACCCGGCAAACGGCGGCGCCAGGCCCTGGCCATCAGGGGATCCGGTGTGGACCCCCTCCAGGGGATGGATCAATGCCGCCGCTCGCGAGGCCTACGAGGCCATGGTCACTGAGGTGGCGGAGCTGGAGGTGTGATCAGGCCAGCACGGGATAGAGGCGCCGCACAAGCCGCTCCAGTGCCTCTCGGGCCGCGGCCATTGTGGCCGTGATCGGCGCCAGCAGGAGCTGCATCTGCGTCACTGGCGCGGAGGCAAGCTCAACAGCAGCGGGCGCCATCAGGCCGGCATACCAGCGGCCCAGCTGCTCACTGAGCGCAGGCAGGTGATCCCAGGCTCGGCGGCAGTAATGACCTGCCAGCAGGGTGAGCACGATCAAAACCTGCAGTCCGCGTAGCACGATCTGGGCTACCTCGGCCCAGTCGATCTGTTCGTTGAGCCAGAGCAGGCCCCGGGCGGTGGTGCCGGAGATGCGGCCTGCGGTGCCGGCAATAGTGGTGAGATTGGTTGCCATGGTTCCTCCGGCCAGTGCCGGGCGATGGGGTGATCGGTGGCGGGCCTTGCCCGGCGCTTCCGATAGGCAGACCCTACCACGAATCGAGCGCTCTGCTGCCGCTATCTAAGGAAAAGGTGTCCATAGCGCAGGGTAGTGTGAGCGGCCGTTCTGGGCTGATCCTATGGCTGCCATCGGCTACGCCCGCGTCAGCAAGGACGATCAGGCCGACGCCCTCCCCGCCCAGGTCAGCCGCCTCAATGCCGCCGGCTGCAGCCGTGTGATCACCGACATAGAAACAGGCCGCAGCTCGGATCGGGACGGACTGCTGGAGCTGATGGCGATGGTGCAGGCCGGCGAGGTCTCGGAGCTGCTGGTGACCCGCGTGGACCGACTGGGGCGTGATGCGGCCTACACCGACGCCCTGCTGGCCCAGTGCGAGGCGCGGGGCGTCACGGTGCGGGCCCTGGACGGTGGCGCGATCGAGACGGCGACTCCTCAGGGGTTCCTGATGGCCAGGCTGCAGACGGGCCTGGCGGAGATGGAATCGCGCATGCTCTCGATGCGCCTACGTCGCCAGTTCACCGTCTACCGCGCCGAGGGCCGGCACCTCAGGCGGCGCAAGCCCTTCGGCTACCAGAACGGGCCAGGCCATCGGCTGGAGCCGCACCCTGAGCACTGGGGGGAGGCGTTGCGCGTGTTGCGTGAGCTGCGGCGGCTGGCGAGCTTTGCGGCGGTGGCCCGCTCCATGCCGCAGTGGTGCGCGTGGACGCCGGCCGCCACCAACCTGCAGGCGTGGTTCGTGAATCCCGTGATCCGCGGGCACATCGGCCACCAGCTCGACAGGGGCAGCGGCAAGGGCTGGCGGCGGCAGTGGGGTGAGATCCACTACGACCAGCACCCGGCACTAATCAGCGAACAGGACTGGCGGGAGCTGGCCGCACTGCTGCAGCGACCCACCAACCGGTTTAAGGCAGCGGGCACCACCGAGACCCGGCACGGGCTGACGGGGCTGCTGCGGTGCGCATCCTGCGGCCACCTGCTGCGACGAAACACATCGAACGGCGTGGCGTGGTGGCGGTGCCGGCACCGGCTCTGCGATGCCCGTGGCGGAGCCAGGGAGGATCGAATCCTTCCGGTAGTTGTCGAGGCGTGCGTGGCTGAGGCGCGGCGACTAGCGGCCGTGCTGAGCGAACCAGCAGCAGAAGATCCAGCACTGGCAGCGATGCGCGGCGAGCTGGAGCTGATGGAGCGGATGGCGGCCCGTAACCCGGACAACCGGGCGATGGCGGCAGCAGTGGCGGAGCAGCGGCAGCGAATCGAGACGGCGCAGCGCGTGGAGCAACCGGCCATTGATCCTGCTGCCTATGAAGCGCTGCAGGATCCGTGGTTCTTCAATGGCGCGACACCTGAACAGCAACGGGTGCTGTTTGCGGCGGTGCTGCGGTCGGTGACGGTGGGGCCTGGTGGTGACCCGATCGCACCTCAGCCGCGTAGCTGATCAGGCGCTGTTGCAGTGCATCGCGCAGAGTCAGGCGCCTGATGTACTTCTCGCTCACACTCAACGCTTCCGCGGCATCGGCCACTGTCAGCAGCAGCTTCTGAGGTCGTGCAGCGGTTGAGGCCTTCCCCTGGCTCACAGCTGCGTCCCTCCCCCTGGAGCCGAGCGCAGCAGATCTGGGCATCGCCGCACCACCTCCGCGGCCATGAGCCGAGAAAAGGCCGGATGCTGCATCTCAGCTGACCACAGCATCAGGCTGTCGGTGAGGCCGATGCGAACGGCCTCAGGCATCGAAAAGCCAGCGGCCATGACTTGGCAGATCGAACCTGCTGAGGCCCAGGCCGCCGTGGTCAGGCTGTAGGCCTGGGCCGGCTGCGGCTGGCAAGCGCCGGTGCCGAGAGCTGCGGCAGCCAAAACATGAAGAAATCTCATGGCTCGATGGGTACGGACCAGACTGGCAATGTCCGAAATCGTAGCGAACCTCTCGGACCTGTGTACTATTGCACCCAGACAGCAACAACCCTAGGCAGTAATGGCTGAATCCTTTTCCCGGCGGCGCGCTCCGGCGCTGCCCCAGATCCGCCCCGCCACCGCCGTGCAGCCGCTCAGCGGCGGTCAACGAGCCAGGACACGCCGCTTGCCAGCTCAGCACGAGCGCCCAAATCGCGCCGCCACCAGGCGCCATTACAGCTCCGATGAGGTGGCTGTGCTGGCTTTGTTTGCTGTCGCCGCTGGCATGGTGATGGGGCTGGTTGCCTTCACCATCCTTCGCGACACGATCTATCGCAATCAATCGGTTTCCTTGGTTGCCCCGCTCAATCCTTGAGCGATCTGGCGCTGTTACGGTCTGGCATCAGATCGGAGTGACAACAAAGCGCCTACGGTGTAGGTGCCGATCCGCAGCAACGGAATGACCACCGCAGACCGTGAGTATGCCGCCCAGCATCTGTTGGCCTTCCTGCAGCGTGTGGGCCCGTTGGAAGCGATCTGGGCGATGACCACGGCGCTGAAAGCGTTGCAAGCTCCGGATGCCCTGGCAAGTGGCGATCACCTGGCGACCGTTGTTCAAGCCTTCGATGAAGTTGCCGCTGAGGCCAACGAGCTGGCCGCTGCACCGCCGCCTGAAGCCGCACCAGCTGATGGTGCAGTTGCGCCTGCTGCTGACATCGCGGAAAGCGAAAAGGAGTCGGCTGAGGCTGGCTGAGCGCCATGCCTAGCTTGACGGCATCCGTTCATCAGTCGTGACACAGCCGCAAACCCTGCAGCTCGATGCCGTCTATGAAGGCACGACCTGGGAGGGAATCAATTCGGTCACCCTGGAGATGCCGGCCGGCACGCCTCTAAACCTCACCGGTGCGCAGCTGCAAATGGTTTACCGGCGAGTGGGAGAGAGAGCCGAGCGACTGGCGATGGGGGTCAACACCGGCATCCAGATCACCAACGCCACCGGCGGTGTTTTTCGGGTGCTGCCGCAGGTCCTCCCGTTGACGGTCGGTCTCTACTACTGGGAGATCATTGTCACCCTATCCACCGGACTGATCGTTCCTATTTTTGCTGGCACGCAAGAGATCACCCGAATCGGGAGTGCGTCGTGACTGACATCTCAGCTGTCGTTCAGCTACAGGAAACCGTCCTGCAGGCGACCATCGGGAGCACCGATCCAGGAAGCGGAACAGATCTGACGCTGGGGGCCAGCGTCGCTGACGTGCTGAGCCTGGCGGGCCAGCAGCTGAATGCCGAGGGCCCTGCTGGAGACGTGCTCCTGTTCTGGGATGCCAGCGCCGGCAAGCTCACGTACCTCAACCTGGCGGATGGGCTGAGCATCACCGGCACGAATCTGACTGTTACCGCTACCGGGACAGGCACGGTTACCAGCGTCAACATCTCCCCGCCGGCAGCGGGGATCACGGTTAGCGGTGGGCCTATCACCTCTTCCGGCTCGATCACCCTGGCGCTGGCCAACGATCTGGCAGCGGTTGAGGGGTTAAGCGGCACCGGCATCGTGCGCCGGACAGCGGCCGACACCTGGAGCGCCGGAACGGCGGTAGATCTCTCCAGCGAGGTTACGGGCCAGCTCCCGTACACCAGCCTCGCCGGATCTCCCAACCTCTCCCTGAAGGCCGATCTGGTTGGCGGCCTGGTGCCTACATCCCAGATCCCCAGCATTGCCGTCGTTGAATATCTCGGCCAGGCCGCAAATCAGAGCGCGATGCTTGCGCTTCGCGGGCAGAGCGGGGACTGGTGTATTCGGACAGATTCCAGCACGGAATGGGTGATTGTTGCCAACAATGGCGCATCTCTTTCCGATTGGATCCAACTGCCCAATGGTATTTCCCCTGTCAGTTCAATTAACGGGCAGACCGGGGCTGTCACCCTTGGCACAGGCGATCTACTCGAGACTGGTGGCAACCTGTATTTCACAGCAGCCCGAGCAATCGGCGCAGCGTTGACGGGATTCGCTGCAGGCGCTGGCACGGTTACGGCTGCAGATTCAATCTTGCAGGCGCTTCAGAAGATCGTTGGTACAATCGCTGACATGGCGGCCGATGCGGCGCAGACGCTGACCAACAAGACGCTGGGCAACCTGCGCGAGTCGGTGTTCACGATCACCGACGCGGTAGGGTTTGAGATCAACCCGCTAAATGGCCCGCTGCAAAGGGTAACGCTCGGCGCAAATCGTACACCGGTGTTTACGTTCCTAGACGGTCAGAGCATGAAGCTGAAAATGAATTTCAGCACCTTTGCTTTGACCTACACCGGCACAGGTGGCCCGGTGGTGTGGGTGGGCGGCACAGCTCCAGCGGCACCATCATCGGGATGGTTGCATGTTGAGTTCTGGCGTGAAGGTGATGTCCTGCATGGTGGCTTGGTGGGGAGCACGGCGTCATGAGGGGGCATTTTTTGAGGGCGGTGAGCAAGGGCGTGCCGTTTCCGCCATGGAATGGTCCTTACAACGGGGGCCAGTTCTTGTTGGCGTTGCAGTCACAGTTTAACTTGACAGTTACTGACACGCTAACAACTCCAGCTAGCACTTATCCAGGTTCTAATGCTTTTTTTGGTGGCGTACTGCTGCCTGATGGTCGAGTGTTCTGTGTGCCAAACAACAGCACTACAGCAAGGATTTACAATCCAGTTACTGACACGCTAACAACTCCAGCTGGCACTTATCCAGGTTCTAATGCTTTTGCTGGTGGCGTACTGCTGCCTGATGGTCGAGTGTTCTGTGTGCCATTCAACAGCACTACAGCAAGGATTTACAATCCAGTTACTAACACGCTAACAACTCCAGCTGGCACTTATTCAGGTTCTAATGCTTTTTTTGGTGGCGTACTGCTGCCTGATGGTCGAGTGTTCTGTGTGCCATTCAGCAGCACTACAGCAAGGATTTACAATCCAGTTACTGACACGCTAACAACTCCAGCTGGCACTTATCCAGGCTCTAATGCTTTTGCTGGTGGCGTACTGCTGCCTGATGGTCGAGTGTTCTGTGTGCCACGCGACAGCACTACAGCAAGGATTTACAATCCAGTTACTGACACGCTAACAACTCCAGCTGGCACTTATTCAGGTTCTAATGCTTTTTTTGGTGGCGTACTGCTGCCTGATGGTCGAGTGTTCTGTGTGCCACGCAACAGCACTACAGCAAGGATTTACAATCCAGTTACTGACACGCTAACAACTCCAGCTGGCACTTATCCAGGTTCTAATGCTTTTTTTGGTGGCGTACTGCTGCCTGATGGTCGAGTGTTCTGTGTGCCATTCAGCAGCACTACAGCAAGGATTTACGGCACTGCATTATCGCCACTGCTGCCACTTGATGCTGTGCTTAGCCCCTACCTGAACAAATTTTAACCATGACCCACGCCATCATCCTCAACAACCAAATCACCACCCACGGCGACTACCGCACCCTGTGGCCAAATACATCATTCTCGGCGCTCGGCCCCAATGCTGAGTTCCTCGCTGAGAACAACGCAGTTGCCATCCGCAGCGACCCGCCACACGACCCGGAAACCCAGATCCTGCAGCCCTGTGAGCCGTATCTGCTCAATGGCGTGGCGTACAACATGGAAACCGTCGATCGCTCGCCGGCAATCGAGCCAACGCCTGAGCCGCAGTGGATTCAGTTTGGGTTGGAGCTGGCTGGCGTGCCTGCCATACACGAGCTGTTGGGTACGGTGGAATCTGTCAATCGCCCACTTGAGCGGATGCTGAGCGGTGGGCTACTGCAAGCGGCTGAGGGAAATCCGCGCACCTTTTTAGCGGCTTGGGCCAAGGTTGCTGAGCTAGGCTTGGTCAGCTCGGAATTGATACCTGCCATCACAGCGCTGGCCGCGACCCACGGCCTCCCGGCTGAGTTTATCGCGGGACTTGATGCGTGAGTACGTCAGCCCCCAGTACCCGTAAACAGGTCCTGATAACTGGATTGAAGCGGGCAACCATACCGGTGCCAGACTGAGGCTAAAGCGCATCGAACCTATGGACCGACGAACCGAAATGGTGACGCTGGCCACCGAGCTGCTCAGCGAGCAAATCAGACCGGTGCGGATCCTCTCGATTTCTGACCAGGGCGGCGAGCCCCAGGGAGAGTTTGTGTCCAACCAGCAGCGCTTCACGTTCAAGTTCACCAAACGCGGCATGGTTACCTACCGACCGAAAGGCACGGGCCAGAGCGACCGGGGCGACAGCCGCATTGATGCCCTGCAGGCCCGGCTCGAGCGCATGAAAACTCTTCTCGGAGTATCCCGATGAACTGGCTTGATCGACTGCTGGACCCCCTCCTGGATCGCCTCGTCCTGAAACTGGCAAACAAGGTCCGCCCACAGCTGAACGGGGCGATCGATGCCGCGCTGGATCGGGCGGAAGACCGGATCGACACGGCCCTCGAGGGGCTGGAGGAGCGGCTGCTGGCGGTGGCCACAAAGCCCATCGAAGACCTGAAAGCGGCGCTGGCGCCGGTCATCACCTTCCAACAACAGGTGGTGGATGCCGAAAGGCTCCGGGGTGAGGTCTGGTCGAAAGCTGCAGAGATCCAGCAGCAGGCGATGACGACCCTTGCACCGGGGGCTCGATTCCCGACGCATCAGGAGGTTGAGGATGCTGCCAAGGCAGCCGGGATGATTCCCGCCGCAGACGTGAGGGCCGCGATCACCTCCGCAGCATCTTCGACAAGTGCTGCCGCGGCGGACCACCTGCGCAGCCGCCTGACACCGCCACGGCCATGGAAGGAGGCCCCTGATCGATGAGCCGTCACCAGGCCCTGCAGGATCGCCTCTCGGCCATCGAGGCCCAGTTGCCTGTCTCGACGGCCCGGCAGGCCCTGCCCCGCCGGCCGGCGGCCCTGCGGCATGACGCTGCCGATCGGGTCTCTCCGGTCTTGCAACAGCTGCTGGCGGAGGTCCTTCCCGGCGCCCTGGTGCTCGACTGGCGGCAGGAGGGCGCCGGCCATGCCGGGCGGATGGCCGCCGATGGTCTGGTCTACCGCTTTCGTGTCGATGCGGAAGGTGTCGGCTACCGGCCCGCCTGGGACGGCATCGGTGAGCGTGGCTGGGAGCTGAGATCGGATTCGTTCCTGCAGCTGCGGGCTCCTGCCGTGCGGATGGATTTCCGCCGCAGTAACCGGGCCACCGGTCAGAAGCGCAAATGCACCACCGGCTACAGCTGCGGCTCCGCCTGCATCTCCCTGCAGAAGGAATGCCGGATCACCCCGGGCAGCGCGATCGGCCAGGCTCGCCTGCGGCGTCTGCAGCAGCTGGCGGCCGCCGGCGACAAGGCCGCCGTGGCCACCGCCTCTCAGGTGTCGGCCGCCCGGGGAGTGGCCGCAAGAGAGCGGCAACAGGAGCGCACCACCAAGCGGGTGGAGAAGCTGTTGGCCCGGCCCGAGATTGCCGAGTACCTGCGCACCGGCAAGGTCCCCGAGGCCGCCAGCGCTTCCACGGAGCCCGGCACCGTCCGCAACATGAAGCCCGGTGAGATCGTCTTCGATCCAGGGCGGTTTCAGTACAAGTTGAACGCCACTGAGGGCACCGGTGAGGTGGGCAGCCTCTCGGGTGTTCGCAAGTGGGATCCAAACCTCGCCGGCGTGATGAGCGTCTGGAAGGACCCAGCCGACGGCAAGGTCTACGTGGTGAACGGCCACAACCGGATGGCCCTGGCCCGGCGCCTGGGAGCCGAGGAGGTGACCGTGCGCTTCCTCAACGCAAAAACCGCCACCGAAGCCCGGGCGATCGGCGCCATGCAGAACATTGCCGAGGGTGCCGGCACCCCGATGGATGCCGCCAAATTTTTCCGCGACACTGGCATCAGGTCCCAGGCTGATGTGGAGGCCAAGGGCCTGCCGCTGCGCAGCGGCCAGGCGGAGAAGGGCCTCAAACTCAGCAAGCTGCCCGGCGAGGTGTTCAACGCCGTGGTGCGCGGTGATCTAAGCGTGAACCGCGGCGCGATCATTGGCGGCAGCGGCCTCGATGAGGCAAAGCAGCGGGAGGTGTTCAAGATGATCGGCTCCCGCAAGGGCATTGCTGATCAGACGCTGCTCGAGCTGGTGGAACATGCCGCTGCCAGCGAGCAGCGCACCCAGACCACGATGGACCTCTTCGGGATGAGCCAGGAGGTCAAGGACAACCTTTTCACCCGGGCCAAGCTCTCCGCCGGCCTAAAGGCCAAGATCACGTGGGAGAAGCGCCTGTTCGGCACCGTCTCCAAGAGCAGAGCAGCCTCCACCCTCGCGGAGAAGGCTGGCAACGTGATCAACCAGCAGCAGAGCGCCAAGGTTGCCGGCGAGGCCAGCGAGGCCCTGTCGGTGTTCGAGCGTCTGAAAAGCTCCAGCGGGCCCATCAGCTCCGCTCTCAACCGAGCCGCTGATCGAGTGGAAGCGGGCGAATCTGAAACGAAGGTGCGGCAGGAGCTGGAGCGGGACGTGTTTGCCGCTGTAGAGCAGGAGCTGGAGGCCCTGGGTCTGCGCAAGCGGCCCCGGGCCGACAGCCTGCAGGAGCGAATCGACGCCCTCAAACGGCAGTGCCGCACGGGCTACAGCTGCGGCAGCACCTGTATCAGCCTCCGGAAGGAGTGCCGCACCAGCCCGGGCAGCGCCATCGGGAAGGAGCGCCTGAAGCGGCTTATGGCCCTGGCGGCCGGCGGCGCCTCCTCTCAGCGGGGGATCGCCCCAGTGAAGGCCGAGGAGGCTGGGAAGATGGCCCAGGCCATCACCGCCGGCCGGGCCCAGCGGGCGGCACAGCTGCGCGGTGCCAGGGCCCAGCAGAAGCCGGCTGAGGCCCCCACCCTTGATCAGGAGATCAAGAGGCTGCAGCAGCTGCAGAAGGCTCACGAAGAAAGTGCCAATCGCTCCGGCCACCACCCCGGCTTTGTTGCACGTGAGGTGGTTGCGGGCCTGCAGGCTCTGAGCACAAAAGAAGCCGGCAAGCCGCTCCGTTGGAACATCCACGGGAAAAACCATGAGATCCCTGAAAGCCGGCTGCGGGGCCTGTCGCCGCGTCAGGTTTCGGCGTTGATCTACACCAAAGTGAGCGGCTACAAGCCAGGGCCCGGACAAGCGTTTGGAAGCTGGTTTGCCGTGCCTACCGCTGGAAAGGCTCAGGCCGCGGCCAATCCGTCGGTGCTCACCAACCCCAGCCGCCAGGCCCCAGGCCCTGCCCGCAAGCCGGCGCAGCCCGGCCTCAACGCCCAGGACGTGACCACCAGCAAGCAGCAGGCCGCGTTCGCCCGGCAGCAGCAGCAGGCCGCCAAGGCCGCCGGGGATGACCGCGGCGCGCAGGCCTGGCGGAAAGAGGAGCGCACAGTGGAGCGCAACCGGCTGGCCAGCGCCCTTGCCACCAGCAAGCAGAGCCAGAGCTCACTGTTTGGTGCCACCGAATACGACCAGACCATGCCGCTGTTCCAGCAGCCGGCCGCCGCCGCCGGGCCGCGGCAGACGCCGAAGATCAGCGACGTGCTTCGCGCGACCACCGAGCAACTGAAAGCGGCCGATGCCCGCCAGATGGGCAAGATCGCCGAGAACCTCTTCGAGGCCGGCTGGACGATCGATCGCCGCACCCGCTACCGGGGCATGAGCAAAGACCAGGCGCGCGAACAGTTCAAGGTGGAGTTCATGCAGAAGATGCAACAGCAGGCCGCCTCACCCGAGGCTGCCGCCAACTCCGCTGCCATGCGCCAACGTGCCGGGGCCTCCGGCAGCGTCGCCGGGGCCATGAAGAGCATCCTCGAGGACATGCAGGCCCAGGACCAGCGATTGGAAGACCTGCAGCGCCAATCCATCGATCTGCGCATCCAGGCCGAGGAGCAGTTCGGCGCCCTGGGCGGTGAGGATCCAACCCTGGGCGGCGGCCGGCCGCGGCGACGCCTCGGCGGCGGCCGTCGCCGTGATGCCGCTGCCGACATTCTGGAGGCCCGGATCGATGCCCTCCGGATGCAATGCGCCACCCTGGCCCAATGAGCACCCACCAGCCCCCCAGCTTTCCCCCCCAGGCCCCCCGGGCCGATGGCGAGCCCATCGACTGGGCCAACGTGGCCGTGGAGACCACGGTGATGCTGCGCCTCCAGGATGCCCCTCCTGTGGCCACCGCCCGCGAAGGCAAGCCACAGGCCAAGCGCTGATCAGAGCCCCAGCAGCAGGGCCGGATCGATCGCCAGCAGCAGGCAGATCGATCGCAGCTGGCCTGGGTTGGGATCCCGCTCGCCGGAGCACCAGCGGCTCACGGCGCTGCGGTGCACCTCCAGGTGCTGCGCCAGCTGCTGCTGGCTGACGCCCCGCTGCTGCATAATCACGCCCAAACGTGCACCCAACAGGCGCCGCACCATTGCGTCTGGCAGGAGAGTGGGCACGGTGCGTTTATGGCATCAACAGGCGCAAGGTAGATCCGGCGGCCCCATCTTGTTGGCAGCTCCTGCTATCTGCCGGTGCAATTCCGCTTCGATCGCTCCAACCTACCCGCCAGCTTTCTGGAAACTCCAGAGGGCTACGTGCGCGTGCGTGGGACGTTCTCCCGCAGCGGCTGCCAGACCTACACCAACCCGGATGGGTCGAAACGGGTCGAATATCGCCCGCCGGAAGAGGTGTCCCGTCCGGATTCTCTTCTGTCGATGGGCGGCCTGCCGGTGACGCTGGAGCATCCGCCCCAGCTGCTCACGCCCGACACCGTGCGGCAACACACCCGGGGCCACAGCGGCACCCAGGTGGAGTTCACCGACGGCTTTGTGCATGGCACCGTCACCCTGACGGATCGAGAAGCCATCGAGGCCGTCAAGCGTCGCGATGCGGTGGAGCTCTCCGTGGGCTACCGCTGCGAGTACGACCCCACCCCCGGCGTGGCGCCCGATGGCACTCGTTACGACGGCGTGCAGCGGAACATCAGCGGCAACCATCTCGCCGTCACCCGCAAGGCCCGCGCGGGCGCCGAAGTGTGCCTGCACTTCGACTCCGCCGATGCCGACGACCCGCCGGTCATCGCTGTTTCCGCCGATCTTCTCCCTTCCCTTCCTGAGGCCACCCCCATGCCCGCTTCCGCTCAACCCACCGACCGTGCCGACATGAAGAGCTCCTCCAAATCCAAGGCAAACGCCGAGGAAGAGATGGACCCCGAAGAAATGGAAGACGAGGGCGAGATGGAGCCCGAAGAGAAGGAAGACGGCTACGGCATGGCCAAGCGCAACAAGGCCCGCGGCGATTCCGCCACCCCCGGCCGCAGCGTGCCGTGGGAGGTCTACAAGGCCACCGTTGACGACCTGGCCGCCGCCGAGCTGCGCTTCGACAACCTGGAGGAGCAGCTGAGCGAGCTGGAGGCCCTGGTGGCCGAGCGGGCTGATTCCGCCACTCAGCCTGATCCGGAGCTGATTCAGCAGCTGGTGGCCGAGCGCGTCGACGTGCTCGAGAAGGCCAGCCTGATCATGGGCGGCCAGCGCGAGCGGCACGACGGCCTCAGCAACCGCGAGGTACAGGTGCTCGCCCTCGAGGCTGCTGAGGTGCGCATCGATGGCATCGAGAACCGCAGCGACGAGTACATCGCCGCCCGCTTCGATGCCGCCTACGAGGCTGCCGAACAGGTGCCCTACCAGGCCGATGCCGCCCAGATGCTGGCCCGCCAGTTGCAGGGCATCACCACCGGCCCCCGCACCGACGGCGCCGATGGCATCGCAGCGGCCGCGGCGGAGCACCAGAACGCGCTGGCCAACGCCTGGCAGGACCCCGCCAGCTGATTCCCCCCTAGCCCTTCCCCCTCCCCCCGCCCCTCCGCATTCCTTCCATGGCCCAGACCTTCACCAACAACGCCGGCAGCATGAACCCCCAGGTGGGTGTGGGCCGCGACTACCCGATGCAGATGGCCATCGGCCGCATCGGCGAGCTGGCCGACATCAGCGGCAGCCGGATCATCAGCGGCAACAACGAAACCAATGGCGTGCTGCCTTTTGGCGTGCCGCTGGTGCGCAACGGCTCCGGCGTGCTGCCCAACTCCGCCCAGGTGGCCACCGCCGCCGGCGCGATCCTCGGCATCTCGGTGCTCACCGATGTCCAGGAGCTCAGCCACCGTGATGCCGCGACTCCTTACCAGGAGGGCATTCATCCCGGTTATGCGGTGAACATCCTCAAGGAGGGCTCGATCTACATCGAGGTCTTCGAGGCCGTTGATCCCGGAGGGGCCCTGCGCTACTTCAAGTCCGGCGCCAATGCCGGCAAGTGGGGCAAGACGGCCTCGGCGGGCAACAGCCTCAACCTGGCTGCCGGCGCCTGGGAGATCGAACGCGGCGCCGCTGCCGGTGGCCTGCTGGTGCTGCGGGTCAACGCGCCTGCCGCGCTGACCTTCACCGCTGACACCTGATCCTCCCCACCATCCCCCTTCCTTCCCCCTGCCCCCTCCTGGAGCCCGAACAATGAGCCACCGAATGGACGACGCCTACCAGAGTGGGGCGTTCCTGGCCGACCAGCTGCAGCACATCATTCCCGGTGTGCTGCGCAAACCCTATGCCGAAATCGTTTACCCCAGGATTTGCCCGGTCAGCTTCGAGGTGAACCCCGGCGCCACGTCGATCAAGCGCACCCTGTGGGATCGCACCGGCGCCTTTGATCTGATCGCTGATGCGGCCGACGATTTGCCCCGCTCCGGCGTGAAGGTGGGTGAGATCGTCAACGAGATCCGCGAGTTCGGCGGCTCGTTCGACTACACCCAGGGCGAGCTGCTGGCCGCAAAAATGGCCGGCGTCAATCTCACCACCGAGAAGGCCGAAGCGGTGCGCGACTCCTACGAGCGCCGCAACAACATCACCTGCCTGTTTGGCCGGGCCGGCACCGGCCTGCGGGGCATGCTCAACCACCCGGCCATCGATCGTGTGGTGGTGACGGGCAACAACAGCGACGCCTGGTTCAACGACCCCAACACCACCCCCCAGCAGATGCTCGATCTGCTCAACTTCGGCGTCACCCAAATGCGGGTCAACTCCAAGCAGATTGAGCAGCCCAATGCCGTGCTGATGGGTGAATCGGATCACCGCATCGTCTCCACTACCTGCCGTTCCACGACCGACAACACCACGGTGCTGGAGCTGTTCCTGAAGATGAACCCGGGCATCACGTCGGTGGAGCCGATCAACGAGCTCGACCCGGCCAACAGCGGCGGCAACCTCAGCGCCCGGCGGATGCTGTTCTACCGAAAGGATCCGACCAAGGGGAAATTCCACATCCCCCTGCCGCTCACCTTCCTGCCGCCTCAGCCGAAGAACCTCAAGTTCGTGGTGCCCTCGATGAGCAAAATTGGCGGCTTCATCCCCGATTTCCCCCTGGCCTTCCTCTACATCCAGGACGGCGGCTGATCCCCGCTGATCAGCCCCGCACCATTTCCCTGTTCCCCATCGGTTTTCCATGACCACCACCCCCACCAAGCCCATCAGCAAGCCCCAGGCCGAGCCCGCCGAGGACCAACCGGAGGCCGGCGAGCTGGTGGTCTCCGTCCAACCGGAGGCCGGCGAGCTGGCGGTGATCTTCACCCCCGAGCTGAACGAGGCCTGTCTCCAGAGCTGCCGTGGCGGCGCCATCGCCTGGGCGTTCGGGCCCGTCGCCAATCCCACCACTCTCCGGATCAACCCGGGCCTCAACGCCCCGGTGCCCCGCAAGCTGTGGGAGCAGGCCAAGGCCCGCCCCGACACCCAAGAGCTGATGGGCCGCGGCCTGATCCAAGAGATCGAGCTCACCGATGGCGCCACCACTGCCGACGGCGAGGTGTCGTTGGCCGCCGTGCCCAATGCGGTGGCCATCCGACTGATCTACGGCTGCCGCAACACCGAGCAGCTGGAGCAGTGGCTGCGCAAGGAAGACCGGCAGGTGGTGCGCGAGAAGCTTGCCACCCGCGTGAAAGAGCTCCTCGACGGCCGTCCCTGACCATGGCAATCCCCACCCTCTCCGAGTTGCTCGACCGCTTTCCTGAGCTGGAGGTGCACACGCACGGCCAGCTGGAGGCGGCGCTGGCCACCGCCGGCCGGCGCTGCAGCGAAGCGGTGTGGGGAGACCTGCATGGTGATGGGGTGGGCCTGTTTGCCGCCCATCTGATCGCCTGCCGGGTGCGGGAGGTGGGCGCCCAGGTGGGCCAGGCGCCGCCTTCCGCCGGCAGCGGCCTGGAGGCCACCCACTACGGCCAGCAGTTTGCCGAGCTGCAGGCCTGCCTACCGCTCACCTGCGGCTTCATGGTCTGATCTGATGAGCACTCCCCAGCCCGCCAGCGCCTACGGCCACCTCGCCACCGCCACCCTGGCGTTCGAGGTGGCCGGCGCCACCCTCACCGAGGATCCCGAAACCGGCAACCAGGTGGCAGCCACCGAGACGCTCCACTACCTGGCGGCGCTGCGCCTCAACCGCGGCCGCTGGGAGAAGCAGGTGGGCGTCGATGAGACCACTTTTCCCTGCACCGGCCGGCTGCTGAGTCCCGCCACCCTCGATCCGCGGATTGTGAGCGGCAGCAAGGCCGCGGCGGTAATCAACGGCCGCCGCGGCCGCTTCGAGCTGCAGGAAGACCTGGGGGCGCCAGTGGGGGCCATGCCGCTCCTGCGCCAGCAGATCAACGGCACCTTTCGGGTGACGGGAGGCCGTGGCAATGGCTGAGCAGGGAATGGATCAGCAGCTTCTGCGCGAGGTGGTGGGTGAGGCCTGGGGCCGCTTCAGCACGTTTGTGGATTCGGAGCTCACGAGGCACATCACCGAGCCGAAATGGGACTGGCCAAGTGGGGAAAGCCCCCGCGACATCGTGGACATCGGCGACCTGCGCAACTCGCAGGAGATGGCAATCAACCACCGCCCGGGGGTGATGGAAACGAAATTCCGCTGGACTGCCCCCCATGCCCCTGCGGTGCACGACGGCGCCGTCTACAAGGCCAATGACAGCGAGGGGCAGCCCCGCACCAGGCCGGCCCGGCCCTGG